ATGCAAAAAAATACAGCCGATTGGCATCGCGCCGATATAGTAGCGGCACTTAAAAAACAAGGCTGGTCTATCGCTGCTTTATCGCGAGAAGCAGGATTAAGTTCAAACACCCTAAAAACAGCACTTGCAGCACCATATTTAAAAGGCGAAAGAATTATTGCTGCTGCAATAGGGGTTGCTGCTGAAGAAATTTGGCCTACTCGTTATGCGCGTAGGAATTTCCATCCCGTACTTCCCAAAACAGTAATTAATAACTGAATGATAAGGTATTGCAGCAAATAGTGCATCTTAAATATGCAAAATCTAACCAAAGAAAATTATGTTTTATGGAAACTAAATATTTAACAGCAACCGATATTGCAAATTTATCTTTGTCGATGCTGCCTAAATCCAGACAAGGAATTGAAAAACGGGCAAGAATTGAAAGTTGGCCATTTGAAATCGTTCCAGGTAATGGAAGAAATGGAGGAGTTCGCAAATATACTGTTGATTTGTTGCCTTGTGATGTTCAATCTGCCATCAAGAAAAAGCTGATAAATCAAATTTTAGCCAATTTTGAAAAGGTAGCCTTACCAAATACAGATAAAAAAACAACAGTAGTTACAAAACGTTTACAGCAATTAGGTTTATCAATAGATGAAGAGGTAGGCAATCTAAAAGATAAACAAAAAGATATAGCATATGCTCGGATGTCATTGTGCCAAGAAGTTAGCAAGATGCATCACGTTGCAGGTTTGGGTGTCAAAGAAGCTGTCAGATATGTGATTGAGCAGGTTGATTCCGGATTGCTGCCTGAACATTTGGTAAAACTGATTGAAGTGGCTAATGCCAGAAGTAATGCAAGTCGCAATTTATCGTTCAATACTTTGTATAAGTGGCTTCGTATATACAAGGCAGCGAAAACACCTAATGAAAGGCTGGCGGCATTATCGCCACGGCAAACTAAACCTAAAACGCCATTGCTGGCTTACGATTGGTTGCCGGATTTTATGTCCTTTTATTCCAGTCCAAGTAATCCTAGTGTTACTCAGGCATACAGGGGCTTTGCTAAGAACTGGATTGGTGCAGGTAAGGATGTTGCTGAACTGCCATCTATAGATGCTGTTAGGCGTGCATTGAAGAAGATGCCGGTAATTGCTAGGGAGCGCGGGCGCAAAACTGGTGCAGCATATAAATCATTGTTGCCTTATGTGCAGCGCGACTGGCTGGCACTCTCTCCTAATGATGTCTGGATTGGTGACGGGCATAGTTTTAAAGCAAAAATAGCCCATCCTGACCATGGCCGGCCATTCAAGCCTGAGGTAACGGTGATTGTTGATTGTTGCCGGATGATTGTGGGTTTTTCTGTATCGCTGGCTGAAAGTACGGTTGCTGTTGCTGATGCGTTAAGAATCGGTATTAAGAATTTTGGCTTGCCGCTAATGTATTACTCGGATAATGGCGGTGGTCAAACAAGTAAGATGATTGACCATGAGGTAACTGGTTATTGTGCCCGCCTTGGTATCCATCATGAAACGGGTATGCCGGGTAATCCGCAAGGACGCGGGATTATTGAGGGGCTATGGGATGGGACGCTTATTGCTTTAGCTAAGGAGTATGAGACGTATACCGGCCGTGGTATGGATAGCAGTACGAAAAATATGATGTACCGAAAGCTGGATAGTGCCTTAAATGCGGAGAGTAAGGGCAAGGAGCTGACTCCTGAGCAGAAGAAATATAAGGCTAAACTGCCTAGCTGGAAGCAGTTTATTGCTGATGTGACTCGGTGTATTGATGAGTATAACCACCGCCCACACCGTGCATTGCCTAAGAATGTGGATGGAATTCACTACTCTCCTGCTGAATACCGCGCTATGCGTCTGCAAAAGGATGGTGTGGAGGTTGACCGGTTGACTGATATTGAACTGGATACGCTGTTTATGCCAGAGACGATTAGGGTTACTAATCGTGGCTTGGTATCACTTATGGACAATAGTTATTTTCATGTTGATTTAGCTAATTACCACGGTGCGCAGGTGCGGGTTGCCTATGATTTACATGATTATCAGCATGTGATTGTGCGGACGATGGACGGTAAGTTTATCTGTAAGGCGGTATTTGAGGGCAATAAACGCGATGCTATGCCTAAGCCTTTGATGCAGCAACTGAAAGAAAAACGGGTTAAGAATCGGGTACGGCGTAAGGAAGAACAGATTGCGATTGCTGAGGCTGAATTAAAACCGGCAATTGAGCATCAGCCTAATTTTGGCTTGCTGCTGGGTAATGGTGCGGCAATTCCGGTATGTGATTACGTGAAAGCAGAGAAAGAAGAGCGTAAACCGTTGTTTATGTTTGAGAGCGACCGAGATGCTTGGGAGCAAAATCATGGTACTGACTGAGAAAGGGCAAGATATGTGTAATCAAGAGCTAGGCAGACAAATCACCGCGTTAAAAATGTTTAAAGCAGCCGTTGATGCCGCTGATGATGATGTAACTATTGCGACTTTTTGCCGTGACTATTTTTTTAGTTTATTCAAATCGTTTGATTTAACTGCATCGGAGGCTGTGGCTATGCTGGTGGCACTTGCTGCTGCAATGAATGATAAGAAGTTTTGTAATGTTTTTGCTTGTTCGCCGGAGATGCTGTGCGCCAACGCTTCTGATTCGGCACTTATCCAAGCTATTAAATCAGACCAAGAGATTTGGGATTTATTGTGAGGCGGCAACCGGAGGCAACCGGTTACCTAGACCCTGAACCAATTTTCAATAAGTGAGTTATTAAAATGTCTATAGCACAGGATTTACAGAACTATATCAATGAACGTGGTATTTCACAAGGCAATGTTGCGCGTGGTATCGGAAAAAGCCCGGCAACGATTAATCAGTATTTGCAAGGCAAGTACGCTGGGGATGTGGCTGCTTTAGATAAGATGGTTGCTGCGTGGCTGCAAACACAGCGAGAACGGGCAAATGATATCCGTACGCAGTTAAGTTACACATATACAACAACGGCGCGCCGTATTGAGGAGGTGCTCAGGCTGGCGCATGTTGAGGGTGAGACTGTTGTGCTGTATGGACAGGCTGGGTTGGGTAAAACGAGTGCGCTGGAAGCTTATGTAAGGCGTAATCCGGACGCTATTATGGTTGATTCTGACCCGAGTTACAGTGCAAAGGTGTTGCTGTCCTGTATTGCGGCTGAGGTTGGTGCGGAAAGTCGCGGCAGTTTGCATCAGTTGATTGAGGCACTGATTAAGAAGTTAAAGGATAGTGGCCGGATTATTTTGGTGGATGAAGCGGAAAATCTGCCATTGCGTGCGCTTGAATGTCTGCGCAGAATTCATGATAAGACTGGTATCGGGCTGGTACTGGCCGGTATGCCTCGCTTGCTGGTTAATCTGCGCGGCAGTAAGGGGGAATTAAAGCAGTTATATAGTCGGGTGGCATTCAGGTTTGATTTAGGCGATACGGTGCCTGATTGTGAGCTGGAGGCTATTATTAATCAGTCAATTAGTGGTATTGACCCGGATACGGTACAGGCGTTGGTTGTGGCTGCGCATGGTAATACGCGGCGGTTGGCAAAGCTGGTACGGGGTGTAACCCGTATGACAAAGGTTAATAACCGGCCGTTTGATGTGGCTATGGTAAAAGAGTTTGAAAAGATGCTGATTAGCTAAGCTAAAAATGATAAATGCTTGATGCATTATATATTTTTTACCTATAAATCATAATAAATAATTGATTATAAAGGAAAATTAAAATGGAATTAAAGGAAAGCCGTTTTATGTACTGGATTCTGGCGGTGCCTTTTTCGCTGGTTTTAAGTTGCCAGCCGGCGGGATGCAATCCGGCACCGGCCAAGGTATCTATGCCATCTGCTGTATTAGTTAAGCAGCAGGATGAAGAGGCGCAGCAGCAGGCGGATGCGGTAGCAGCTATGTATGAGCATATGGGCGATGAGGAGCGGATGCGTGGTGTGGTTTATGAGCCGGTAGATGAGGAGCTAATCAGATGAGGCAGTGCAGACAAATTCGGGTGGTTAATGGCAAGTCTAAAAAGTATTGCCCTGTATGCAAGAAATGGCTGCCGGTGAGTTCGCGTTATTTTTCAGAAAGCAGACGCCATGCAACTGGATTTCTAACCTACTGTAAGGATTGTTGTAATGAGATTCAGCGCAGGAAACGAGAAAAAGAACGCGCCGCTGAAAAAGGTTATTTGAGAACTGATGCTGCTGCGGTGGTGGCATCTGCTGAGATTTTGAAACCGGAATACTGGTTAATCAATAGTGATAATTATCGGAATGGAGATTGATATGAATAAAGAACAAGCGATTGAAAAAATCAAAAAATGCCTACGATTGGCTAAGTCAGCAAACGAAAATGAAGCAGCGCAGGCGTTTAAACATGCGCAAGCTTTGATGCGTGAGTTTGGTGTGACAGATATAGATGTAGAGATGTCGGAGATAATTGAGACCAGCGTTAAAATTCCTGTGGCCATTCCAAAATGGCAATTTGTCCTGTTTGAAATCTGTAAAGATGCTTTTGGTGTTGATGGTTACATATACAGAAGTCTGGGGGCGGGTACTGGTAATCAGATGGCACATTTCCGGTTTTATGGAATGTCCCCAAAGCCGGAGCTGGCAGCATATGCGTATGAGGTTTTATTGCGCCAATTGCGCGCTGCACGGCGGGAATATATCGCCACTAAACTAAAGCGGGTCAAACTGGCTAAAAATAAAACATACCGTGCTGACGAGTTTTGTCTTGGCTGGGTGTCAACTGTTTATCTCAAGGTGGAAAAGTTTGCTGTCGGAGAGGAAGAACAGCAAAAATTAGGCATATATCTGAATAGATTAAATCTGACTAGTACGTCAAAACCACGCACGATAAATGCTTCAAGTTCGGCCAAACGGGCTGGATATGATGATTATGCTGAGGGATATGACAAAGGAAAAGATGCGCAGTTAAATCATGCGATGAGTGGTGCAGAGAGTAAACGGCTGGGGGGGATTCAGCCATGAAGCATGTTATGACCATAAACAGAAATAGCCCACAATTTGACCAATATTTGGATATGGCCATTAAAGATGCTTTGATTAAGGGTGCCATACTGAATGTGACAAATTTCAAGCAGGAGGCGCAGCGCATTAAACTCACTTATGAGGGGGGTATGCTCGAAGCTATACATGTGTTTTTTGGTAATAAGGTTACACCGGAATCAGTAATCAATGCCCTTGGTAATGATATCAGGATTATACGCGATGAGGAGCGGGAAGCATGAAAACGCGCTGCCCTGTATGCGGAGCTGAAAACAGTCTTGATGCCCTGATTGCTAATGAGGATGCACGCGAATTACTGTGGACGCTGGCGCAGGTTGGCGGTGATTTAGCTAAGCAGTTGGTTAAATATCTTGGTTTGTTTCGTCCTGAAAAGTCGAGCCTTTCGGGGGCAAGAATGGCCAAGCTGCTGGCTGAGTTGCGGCCGGATATTCTCAATCAGTGTATTCAGCGTGATGGCCGGATAACGAAAGCACCATCAGCGGCATGGATATGGGCACTTGGTGAGGTGCTGAGCGCACGCGATGCCGGTACGCTCAAGACGCCGCTTAAATCCCATGGCTATTTGTATGAGGTGTTGAGTAACTGGCGCGGTACTGTACAGCAGGTTGTTGAGCAGCCTATGACACAAAACGGTAGTAACAAGATGGTGGAGAGCCTTGCACGGCTTGAAAGTATGAAATGAAAGCGTTTGTCAGACAGGAAATTATTGCAGGCTTGCAGTTGCTGTGTACTTTGCGCTTACAGGGGGCACCGCCATCCGATGGGATTGAGGCCACGGCACAGGGCTGGCTGATTGCACTGGAGCCGCGCACTGCGGGATTTGATGAGCAGTTAGACCAAGGCCGCATTACTAAGGCTTTTCAGCTACTGGCCGCTAAAACGGTACGCTGGCCGCCACCGGTGGCACTGATTGAGCTGATACCGGAGCGGCCACGACCAAAATTATTAAATCATGATAAAAGACTAACAGAGGAGCAAAAACGGCAAGGACAGTCAAATTTAAAGGCGATTAAACAACTAATTAATCAGGTTTTAAATAAACGTTAAAGGATTTTTTATATATGGCAGCAGCTAAAAAACTGAGAACTAAACGCGAAGCATTACCGGCTTTTATTCATTCACGTGATGATGCGGTTGCAGGTATCAAGCGCATGGGTGATTTATTGCGTCTGCGCGAACAGATTCAGGGTGAAATGAATGACAGTATTGCGCAGTTGCAGGAGGATACCGCAGCAAGGGTGGCACCGATTGATGAGGAGCTGGCCGAACTGGAAGCCGGAATTGCAGCATACTGCACGACGCACCGTGATGTGTTGACTGATGGCAACAAGGTGAAATTTGCTGACTTGATAACCGGTAAGGTTTCATGGCGCAATAATCCGCCTAAGGTGGTAATCCGTGGTGTAGATGCGGTGATTGCGCTGATGGAGCAATGTGCAGATTTCAGTCGCTTTATCCGGGTGAAAAAGGAAATTAATAAGGATGCGGTGCTGAATGAAGCTGCGCTGTTTGAGCAGTCGCCTGTGCCGGGGCTGTCGATTGTGCCGGGTAAGGAGCAATTTGTGATTGAGCCGTACAATCAGGAATTGCCAGCCTGTACCTCTTAACGCGGTTATAGACCAAAGGGACAACTGATATATCAGTTGTCTTTTTTTTTGCGTGCATTTTTTCTGATTAATATGTAATTATCGCTCCAAACGGAGGACGCATTATGAATAAACATAACAGAAATAGTATGATAGCCAAGATAAAAATAGCACAACAGCAGCTGTGTATTGAGGATTCAGCCTACCGTGCGCTGTTGGTGCGCCTGACCGGTAAATCATCCAGTACGCAAATGAATCAGGACGAGCTGGAATGCGTAATCAGGGAGATGTGCCGGCTGGGTTTTAAGCCTACTAAACCGAAACGATACGCTGCACCCAATCACCGTAAATCTAATACGGCAATGATAGGCAAAGTAGCCGCCCTGCTGGCCGATAATAAGCTGCCGTGGAATTATGCCCACAAACTGGCCAAGCATATGTTTGGGGTTGACCGGGTGCAATGGTTGAATGACTGGCATTTGCATAAATTGATAGCTGCGCTGCAAATCCATGCAGACCGGAGATATGAGGAGTACGACCCATGTCATTCGAAAGTATAAAGCATCTGTTGCCGCCGATTATGCATGAAATCATGGATATTATTGGCCTTGAAGCCACAAAAGCACTGGTTGATGCTATTGGTGGCACTAGTTTCAGGTTTAGTGCGGGGGTTAAGGACTGCCCACGCTACCGGATATTATGCGAGGCAATCGGCGAGGAAATGACTACAAAGCTGCTGGAACGATTCAGAAACTCAGATGAGTATATACCGCGGTGTGCGACGGCGATGCGTGCCCTGTATTATGCACAGTTCAAGCATGATTTTGAGTACCTGACCCAGTACGATAAAAAAAGTGCGCGCATGGCCTTGCTGCAATTGTGCCCGCGCTATAAGATTAGTGAGCGTACTGGCTGGAAAATCATCCATGAACAGATTAATGCGATGGCCTATCAGCCCGGCCTGTTTGAATCACCGTGCTGAAGATGTACAGCTATTTACCATAAACGTTAATATTCAAAAATATCCATACTTTAACAGATGGATATTTTTTTATGAGCATTATCACTATTACAGCCGGACACAGTAATACTGACCCGGGTGCAATTAATGCAAAATCTCAAATCACGGAAGCCAGTATCGCTTGTGAGATGCGTAATATGGTTGCGTATTATCTGGAAAAAGCACGTGTTCACTATCGTACTGATGGTACTGGTACAACCAATCAGCCCTTAAATAATGCAATCAAGTTAATCAGCGGCAGCAAGGTTGCGGTTGAATTTCACTGTAATGCCTCATCCAGTGCAAGCAGCAAGGGTGTGGAAGCTTTGGCACAGCCAAAAGACCGCGCCCTGTGTCAGCGGCTGTGCAAGGCTGTAGCCGATGTAACTGGCAGTGGCCTGCGCGGAGATAAAGGCTATCAGCCGGAGAATGCTGGCCAGCATACGCGACTGGGCTATGTGCGAGCCGGCGGCATTATTCTGGAGTTATTTTTTATCAGTAATAATGCCGAACTGGCGGTATGGAATGCGAAGAAATGGCTGATTGCTAAAGCTGTGGCCGAAGTTCTGATTGCGGAGGCTGATGCATGAAGCTGAAACGTATTTTTAGAGAGATTGCCCGCAATCTCGCATATCTTATGATGCTTGGCTGGCTGCCTCTATTAGTGTTCTATTTTGTCTGTAATCCTGAGCTGGTCGTCATCATACTGGCTACTGTCAGCTGTATTGCGGCATTCGCTGGCTATGGTTATGTGTTATTGCTGCTTTTGTATAAGGGCATAACTGACCTCTACGAGAAATATTCGCCAGTACTGCGCACGATAAAAGAAAACCGTGAGGTTTTTAATCAGTTTGTTAAGTGGGCAAAAGAAAATGATAAGAAAATTATTTAAGTACTTTGGCGGCCTTGTTAATAATGTGGAAACTGGGCAGTTATCGCACAGCAAGCTGTGGGCAAATGTCGCTGCGGGTGCGGCCACTTATAAATTCATTGCTTTGCCTGATTGTGATGCAGAAATCTGGATTGCGTATTTGGGTATTGTCGGTGGCTATGCGGTGGCTATGAAATGGATTGCTGCTAAACATGCTGACAGTCCTGAGAAGCAGCCGGATTTGGATAACTAAGCTTGCAAGGGGCGGTGTACCGTCCCTTGTTAAAAAAAATACAAAGGCATGAATATGATTAGTTTGAGTGATAAATATAAAGCTGTACTGCTAGCGGCATTACTGCTGTTGGTATGCCCGATTAGTTTTCAGCTTGGGCAAATGTCTGGGCGCAAAGATGCGACCAAGGCACGGGCGGAGCTGGCTAAGGTAAAAGTGGAGTACGCACAGTATACGGCTGATTTATCAGCAGCCCATGCTGCTGCGCTTAAAAAAGCCAATGCCGCGCTGTTAGAGCAGCAACATAAAACCGCTGATATCAGTCAACGGTTGGTTGCGGCCAATGCTGTTATCAAAAATAAAGCTAATAAATTGAAAGATGAGGTAATCAAAAATGAAAACAATAACGATTGTACTGGCCTTGATGCTAACGGCGTGCGCATCTACAACGCCGCCTTTGGTTACGAATAGTACTGCTCACACGGTAGAAATCCCGACTATGCCATTACCGCCGGCTGAGCTGTTAACTGTGCCTGTTAAACCTAAACATTTGCAAAATGGCTCGGTAGCGGCATTGCTGAATCATGCGATTGAAATGGGTGCGTATCTTGGCGAGCTGGAAAATCAAAATGCGGCATGGCGCGCATGGGCAAACGGAGAAAGGGAAACACATGAACCATGATACTCAGCTGTTTATATACCGGCAGGCTGTCAATAAAACCCTGACTTTTCATCATCATGAAATTGAAGCCGGTTTAAGACGGGCGCATGAACAGGAAGAATTTATTTATACAGTCTGGCGCAAGCTTTTAACCCTTGGCTGGCAGGTCAGTATTGCGATGGATAATCGATTTAATACTATTTTTTATATTCGCTGCTACGACCTGTCTATTAGTGAGCAAAAAACGCATATCAATGTTGTGCTGGCTGATGTAGCTGAGGTAGTACCAGAGGATGAGCGTCTGTATGCGTCTAGCCGGAAGCAGGATTATTTATCCTGTGAAATTGCTTTTTATGATTCCATCCCGGGAGGCTAAGCATGGCATTTACCATTGACGCAGCCCTGCAAACTGCATTGGGCTTAATCATTTCCATCATCGGGTTTTATGTCAAAAGTCTGGCAGCCAAGCTGGACAAAAGCGACAAGGATAATCAGCGTCTGACTGAGCGGCTGCACAACATTGAACTGGCTTATCAACGCCGTGAGGATGCGCGCCGCGAAAACGAACAGATTACTGCACTGCTGCGCGATATTCGCAATGAAGTGAAAGAAGTAGCCGAAAAACTGGACAGAAAAGCAGATAAAACATGACAACAAATATGACCAATCCAAATGATCTTTTGCAGCATTTGAAAAGAATCGAAGATAAACAGGATGCAACCCTGAGCAAGCAGGATAAGCTGGCTGTACGTATCCAGCAGATACACACAGACAGTAAACGTGCGGCGATTATCAATGGCTCAATCTATGGCGGTTTGACTGGTGGCATGGTTGCTGTGGCGATTGAGCTAATCAAGCTCAAGTTGGGGGGCTGATGGCATATTCTCAGGAAATCCGTGACAAAGTATACCGGCTGTATGTTTTTGAACGGCAGTCACTGGTAATTGCTGCCATGATGGCCGAGGTTGCCTTTTCCACGGCACGGCGTTGGAAAGAAAGCGACCGGCAAAAAGGCAATGACTGGGACAAAATGCGCGCGGCGAATCTGATGGCCACTGGCGGGCTGGAGGATGTCAGCCGGTCGATTTTATCTGGTTTTTTGGTGCAGTATCAGGCAACGATTGACGAACTGTCACTTAATATAGACCTAAGCCACGAGCAGAAAGTTGACCTGCTGGCCAGTCTGGCCGATGCATTCAATAAGACGGTTGCAGCCAGCCGCAAAGTATTGCCGGAAACTGACCAGCTGGCCACGGTACTGGAAGTGATTAATAAACTGACTGCATTCATACAGGAGCGCTATCCGCAATATCTGGCGGTTTTTGTTGAGGTGCTGGAACCGTTTGGCCAAGAAATACAGAAAAGTTACAGCTGATGAAGAAAAAGGAATTTTTGCAGAGCTTGCTGAAAATATCAGGTGAGCTGCGCGCTAAAATTGAAGTAGAGGTAACCGGCTTTGATTCCGACCCGGCAGCCGTGGCGGCACGGCGAACACAGGTGCTGGATAAAAATAATGGTTTTGAATATTTTGTTAATAACTATTTTCCGCACTATATCAAAAAGCCGGGTAAATCAGAGCTACATAGATATCTGTTTCAGCGTCTGCCGGAAATTATTCGCAGTGGTGAAAGTGAGAGCGATGCTATTGCTGCACCACGTGGCGAAGCTAAATCGACTATTGTCACTCAGTTGTTTGTACTGTGGTGTGTGGTATGCGGTTATAAAAAATATGCGCTGATTGTGATGGACAGTATTGAACAGGCATACCCGATGCTAGAAGCCATCAAGGCCGAGCTGGAAGCCAATCCACGGCTGCGCTGTGATTTTGCCGCGGCATGTGGACAGGGCAGAATCTGGCAGGCGGGGATGATTATTACGGCCAATGATGCCAAGATTCAGGCGGCTGGCTCAGGTAAAAAAATCCGTGGTTTGCGTCATGGTGCACAGCGTCCTGACGTGGTGGTACTGGATGATATTGAAAATGATGAGCAGGTAAACAGCCCGGAACAGCGTGACAAGTTGCAAAGCTGGCTGGAAAAGACCATTACCCCGCTGGGTGGTGCCGGTGAGAAGCTGGACATTGTCTATATTGGTACCATTCTGCACTATGATAGTGTGTTAAGTCGCATGCTGAACAATGAATTTTGGACGGCGCGCAAATTCAAAGCGGTGGTGCAGTGGCCGGATGATATGGTGCTGTGGGAAAAATGGGAAGAAATCCGCCGTAATGCAGGCAGAAAAGCCGCACGGGCATTTTATCAGGCCAATGAAACAGCCATGCTGAAAGGCGCAGTCACCAGCTGGAGCGCACGCGGCATACTGGAGCTGATGACTATCCGTGCCAAAATCGGGCTGTCTTCATTCGCATCAGAGTATCAGAATGACCCGCTGGCCGGTGATGATGCGCCTTTTGCCAACAGTATTATTTTCTGGGTTAACCGGCTGCCTGACTGGATTTATTACGGTGCCTGTGACCCAAGTCTGGGTAAAGCCGGCAAAGCGCGCGACCCGTCGGCATTGCTGGTTGGTGGTTATGACCGTAAAAACGGTGTATTGGATGTGGTTGAGGCGCAGATTAAAAAACGCCTGCCTGACCGGATTATCTCCGACGTTATTGCCCTGCAAAAACAATATAACTGCCTAAAATGGGGTATTGAAACTGTACAGTTTCAGGAATTTCTTAAAACAGAGCTGGTCAAACGCTCGGCACAGCTGGGTGTACACATTCCGGCCATTGGTATCAAACCCATAGCCGATAAACTGCTGCGCATTGAATCAATCCAGCCACATATGCAAAACGGCTTCATCCGTTTGCATCCCAATCAGACCACCCTAATCGACCAGTTGCGCCATTTTCCCCGTGCAGACCACGATGATGGACCAGATGCCCTGCAAATGCTGTGGATGCTGGCACAGACCTGTAGTGCGCCGATTGAATATATCTGCGTTAAAGACGATGACTTTCCAGAATTTAGAAGTAAATGGAGATAGCTGTAATGGTAAAGAAAGACAGAAAAAACAAGGTACAAAAGCTGGTGCAAGATGGTGAATTGCAAACCAATGCAGCGCAGATAACCGCATTGCGGCGGGTATTAAGTGAGCATCCGGCCAGTGGCCTTACCCCGGGTAAGTTAAAAAATATACTGGAATCGGCAGAATCGGGCAATATTCAGGCACAGCATGATTTGTATCGCGATATTGAGGAAGATTCTGCCATCGGCTCAGCCATGAGTACTCGCAAGAATGCCATACTGACCCTTGAGTACACTATTGAGCCACCGCGTAACCCTACTCCGGCAGAGGAACAGCTAACCACCGCAGCAGATGATTTAATCCGCGGTATACCCGGTTTTAACAAGGTATTGCTGGACATGATGGACGCCGTCGGTCATGGATTTTCTCCGCTTGAAATCACATGGGAGCTGGTTGATGGCCGGCAACTGCCGGTGCAGTTTACTCATCGACCGCAATCATGGTTTAAATGGGATAAAGACGACAATCTGCTGCTGAAAACCCCCACTAACGAGCAAGGTGAAGCTTTATGGCCGTTGGGCTGGGTGGTGCATATGCACAAAATGCGCAGTGTACAGGCGGCACGTGAGGGTTTATTCCGCCTGCTGGCATGGATGTACATGTTTAAACATTATTCCAGTGCCGATTTTGCCGAATTTCTCGAACTGTATGGCATTCCTATCCGCATTGGTAAATACGAAGCCGGTACCTCAGAAAAAGACAAGCGCACCCTGCTGCGCGCGCTGGCACAAATTGGTCATAATGCCGCCGGTATCATGCCTAAAGATATGGAAGTGGAAATCATCGATGCCACCAGTGGTTACAGTGGTAATAATCCGTTTATTCAGATGATTGACTGGTGCGAGAAATCCATTTCTAAGCTGATACTGGGTCAGACCCTGACCAGCGGTGCTGATGGCAAAGCCAGTACCAATGCGCTGGGACAGATTCACAATGAGGTCAGACGCGATTTAATGATTGCGGATGCCAAGCGGCTGGAGGAAACCATTACCCAGCAGATTATTTTGCCGTATTTGCAGATTAATTTTCCTAATGTTGACCCGCGACGCATTCCCTCCTTTGCGTTTGACGTACAGGAACCAGGAGATTTGACCCAGCTGGCCGATGCCCTGCCCAAGCTGGTTGGTGTGGGCATGCAGATACCGGAACCATGGGCGCGCAAACGGCTTGGCATACCTGACCCGCAACCGGGTGAGCTGCTGCTCAGTAGTGGCGAGCAACAGGCACAATTAAGCGCACACCAAGGATGCAGCTGCTGTAATCCAACGCGAACTGCTGCCCTGTCCAGTAACGCCCAGCCAGAGGATAAAGAAAACCGCATTCTTGACCAAGTGCTGAACGAAGCACTGCAAAACCCGGATTTTAATGCCCAGCTAAATCCGATGGTACAGCAGGCTGTAGCGGCCTTAATGGCCTGTAATGACTACGAAGAAGCCAGTACGGCACTGGTGAAGCTGTACCCGCAACTGGATAACAGCCAGCTGCAAAACTATATGCAAAATGCCCTTTATCTGGCCGATTTGTTAGGACATGCTCATGGCTAAAACGGCATTCGCATTAAATCTGCCACCGGAAAAAGCAATCAAGTGGCTGGAAGACCAAGGCGTATCGATTCAAAACCGCCGTGAAATGAGCCCGGAAGATGCAGCCAAGGTTATCACTGTGGCCAGAATAGCCAATCTGGACATGATGCAGAATATCAAGACTGCGCTGGTTGATTCGGCTAAAAACGGCACGCCTTTTGCCCAGTTTAAAAAAGACATACTCAGCCACATGCAGGCGGCCGGCTGGGTGCATAAAGACGGAAACGGTAAGACGGAAATTATCGACCCAGATACAGGCGAAGTGTTTGGCTCCCCACGGCGACTAGAAAACATTTACCGTACCAATATGCAGGCGGCGTTTTCTGCCGGCCGTTACCAGAGCCTGATGAAAAATGTCGATAGTCGCCCATATTTGCAGTATAGGGATGTCAATGATTACCGTTCTCGACCGGCACATGTAGCCATGTCTGGACTGGTTTACCGCTATGATGACCCGTTCTGGGATACGTTTTATCCGCCAAACGGTCATCACTGCCGCTGCTCCGTAATTGCGCTGGCTATTCGAGATATCCAGCGTCGTGGCCTTATTATCAGCGAAAGCACGGCCGAGAATCTGATTGACAGCGAAAGTACCAGCAAATCCGGCCAGACCTATATCACCAAAGCCTACCGGGCACCAGATGGCACGCTGGTTAAAACTGATAAGGGTTTTGATTACCATGTCGGCAAAATAAATTACCGCCCTAATCTGGACGAGTACGACCGCAAACTGGCACAGCAATTTGCTAAGGCGGATATGACGGGCGCAGAGTTTAAAACCAGTCTGCAACGGCTGCAAAAAGAAATTAAACAGACCAAAAAACGGCAGGAAAATGGTGAGCAGAGTGCAGCGGGTAAAAGCACCGGGCGCTCAATGAAATTTGCTGCCGGCATGCTGTCAGACGAAAACCAGCAACTGCTGCAATCCAGTCGTGCCAGCGTGTGGCTGTCGGATGATACCCTCATCAAACAGATTAAGAATGTGGCCGGACAAGACGCTGATAATTTTTACCAAGAATTGCCCGAAGTGATTAATATGCCTGACATGATTTTTAAAGGCGAAAATAATACCTTTTCATTAATCCGCAAAACTAAGACCGGCCGCATGTTGGCTGTTATCCGGCAGATGGGTAAATCCAAAGAGATACAAGTCAAATCCTATCAGGCCATTAGTGACAGCGAGCTGGAGGCATTACAGAAAAAATTGCAGCAACTGAAATAAACCTGTTTAACTATCTGAGTATGGTAAGTTATGAAAGATTGTATTGAGGTCACTATTGAAATCAAGACAGTAGAAAAAGCCCTTGCTGAGCTTGGTGCCGGTGTCAGCAATCGTACCACCTTGATGGGAACGATTGCCGGCACTATGTTAAGTGCCGTTACTCAAAACTTTGCCGATGGTGGCCGCCCAGTGCCGTGGGAATCACCCAAAAAACGGACAGGCACACCATTGACTGATACCGGTATGCTGAAAAACAGCATTACTGAAATGTCGGATAATGATAGTGCCGTGGTAGGTACTAATCTGATTTATGCTGCTATCCACAATTTTGGCGGTACAATCAAGCGCGAGACCAGCAAAGGCAATAAGGTGGAAGTTGAAATGCCACAGCGTGAATTCCTGATACTGACCGAGCAGGATGAAGCGGATATTATGGAAGACGTACAGACCTATTTTCAGAATCTGATAAAATAATCACATAAATCGCCATAAACGCCCGCTGTGGCGTTTATTCTGGCTAATATAGGCAACTATAGCCATCATCAATTTAAATCGCTGTTAAATGGCTTTTAAATATCTTTAAATCGATTCTTACCGGCCATTCTTCTTGGCAAATTACATTTACCCGTTAATCGCCCAAAAATACAGGTGCTGAATCCAGTCACCTATTTGCTATTTATCTGCCCATTGCACAATGCGTTATCACGACAACGTAGAGGATGCAATGACACGGAAAATAGCTGCGCTAGTTGGTGAATTAGTATTAACAGACAACAGCAGCAACACTCAAAAACGTATCCAGTTATTACCAGATGGACGCTTTCGTACGGCTGCCGATGGCCGCCCCGACGATGTCCCGTATTGGATTCTCGACAATACCAATGGTTTTACCGTTGCGTCGCAGGCCAATGCTACTAAAAACGATTTGGTAATTGATTACGAACATCAAACCATTAACGCAGCCGAAAACGGCCGCCCTGCACCAGCAGCAGGCTGGATTAAACATGTTGAGTATATCCCCGGAAAAGGCCTGTTTGCCGATGTGGAATGGATAGAAAACGCCGCTCGCATGATTGCTGCACGTGAATACCGGTATGTCAGTGCTGTATTTACTTACGACAACAATGGCTATGTTTTGAGGCTTTTGCATGCGGCAATAACCAATTTTCCGGCACTGGACGGAATGGCTGAATTAATGGCGGCATGTTCACAATTTTTTACAACCAAAGACAAAGAAGCAGACAGCATGGAAGAGATTTTAAAACTATTACGGCAGGCATTCAAAATGCCGGACGCAACCGAGCAACAGCTACAGACAGCCTTAACTGCACTGGTAAAGACCCAGCCGGCAGATGTGGCTTTATCCGCAGCATTCACCAAACTGGCCGAGCAGAACAGCAAAATTGTTGCCCTGTCAGCACAGGTAAACAACCCAGACCCGGCAAAGCTGGTATCTGTCGACATAATGCAGGAGCTACAGAAACAGATAGCTGCTTTAACTGCACAGTTAAACAGCAACCAGTCAGCGCAGGTAATTGAAAATGCACTGGCAAATGGCCAACTGCTGCCAGCACAAAAACAATGGGCGACAGATTTGGCTGCAACCCCTGACGGACTGGCACAGCTGACAGCCTACCTAGCCACCATGCCTGCAATTGCCGCTTTATCTGGAAAGAGCGGGCAGCAAAGTGCCGCCAATTCCACCACCGAAAAGGTAGCGGCATTAACAGAGAATGAGAAAGCGGCAGCTAAGGCACTGGGCTACAGTGAAGCGGAATATCGGGAATTGATGAAAGAGGAAGGAAAATAAATGGCAGAACCAAATGCAGAGCTTTTGAAAGCGTTGACCATATCGCTGCGCAAGGAGTTCCAGAACGGCTTGGCACGCGTCAAGCCTACATGGCCAGCAGTTGCCATGCTTATTCCATCAACAACGGACAGCAATGTTTATTCATGGCTCGGCTCAATGCCGAATATGAAAGAATGGGTTGGAGAACGTGTCATTAATTTAGTGAGCCAATCTGCCTTTCGCATTGAAAATAAACTGTTTGAGGGCACTGTTGCCGTGCCGCGTACAGCCATGGAAGATGACCAACTCGGTAATTATCGGATGATGTCCCAACAGTTGGGCTTCAACGCCGGACTACTGCCAGACCAAACGGTATGGCCATTACTGTCAGAAGGCATCAACGAAAAGTGCTATGACGGCCAATGTTTTTTTGATGAAGAACATCCAGTATACGCCAAGTCAGATGGTAGTGGTGATGTTACTCACCAGTCTAATCTGACAATTGGCACTGCGAACAGTGCCCCGACATGGTATGTTATTGATGATGTGAATGTATTCAAACCTCTTATCTGGCAGGAACGTGCTGCACCAGATCTGGACACTAAAGATAACAGTGCGGAATCTGATCATGTGTTTCTGTTAGACCAGTATTTATACGGTGCCCGCGCACGTGGTAATGCCGGTTATGGTTTTTGGCAGCTGGCACACGCCGCAGTCAAGACGCCACTAACTGCGGAAAATCTGGATGCGGTCATCCTCAAAATGAGGAAGCTTAAAGCTGACGGTGGCAACAGTCTGCTTATCAGACCCACCAAGCTTATTGTACCGCCAGAACTGGAAACTACAGCAAAAGAGCTATTGGAAATGCAGATAATTAACGGCACAACCAATATCAGGGCAGGCACTCTAAAAGTACATACTGAATTGTTCTTGAAATAAAAAAATCAGGCAGCTTGGCTGCCTGTGGAGAAAATACGATGACAAAGAAAAAAACACCCGAAGAAAAAAATAAACTGGCCGGTACTGATGCTGGTACTGATGCCGGTACTGATGCCAGTAAAATGGATAGCAAAGCTGTGGAAAATTGGGCTGTAAGCCGACGCGAACCAGATGATGCCAGCAAAGCGCAGATAGTAGCTGTACGCACCTTGGATGGAAGTGAGCGTACATACTGGCGTCGTGGAATTCAATTCAATAATCAGTGGAAGCTATTGCAGCGTATGGAGGTTAAGACCCAGGAAGACTGGATGCGCATTGTGACAGATTCGCAACTGGAAATACGGGCAGTGGTGAACGAAGATACCGGGAATGTCTTATGAGCTATGCCACTGTAGCAGACATGGTTGCCCGTTTTGGTGAAGACACCATGATTCAGCTAACTGACCAGCAACGAACCGGCGAAGTGAATCATGATGCAGCACAACTGGCACTGGAAGATGCCACCGCAGAAATTAACGGCTATCTGGGACGTTACCCCCTGCCATTTGCTGAAATTCCGCCCATTTTAACCCGGCTTTGCTGTGATATCGCCCGCTATCGTTTATGCAGTACCAGTGATGTATTAATGAATGAAGACATTTTGAATAAATACAGGGTTGATGCGCTGGGTATGTTAAAGAGCATTGCCAACGGACTGGTAACACTGGGTGTAAAAACAGACGGCGCACAGGTTGATACTGGTGATGTAGTTGAGTTTGCCCCCGGTAGCGGGCGAGTTTTCGGGCGCAGGTGATGATTACTGCAATTGAAAATGCCATTGTTGAACGGCTTAAATCCGGTTTGGGCAGGATGGTGCAGGAAGTCAAATGCTATGGCGGTGAACTGGATAGCGAAAGCTGGGCACGGGCAATCGGACGTGTGCCTGCTGTCTGGGTTGCCTATGGTGGTGCAAAAGTAAGCACCAAAAATCTGGCACATGCCCGCTATGAGCAATCAGCCACTTTTGCAGTAATGTGTGCCACGCGGTCACTACGCAGTGAACAGGCCGGCCGGCAAGGTGGTGCCAGTATGCGGGAAGTTGGCAGCAATACCCTGATTTATGCTGTATTGCGGCTGCTATCAGGACAACGGCTAGACGGACGCCTGAACAGTTTCGGGCTAATTCCAAAAAATGTGCGCATCATACTTAAAAATGCTTATGTTTCAAATGGTGCATTAAGTGTTGTATCAATTGAATTTAATGCTAACTGGCCATTTGAGGCACTGGAAAACGGTCGTTACCCTGAACTGGTCACAGACCCGGATGACCCAGATTATATCTTTAGCCAGTACGGTGCCCAGCAGTCAGCAACCGATGCAGATTTTAATACCATGACGGCATTAATTCTTGATGAAAACACCGGCGCACAAATCGACACTAATCTGGACATGAAAGACAATCAAAATGAAAGTTAAAGCAGCACCGGGCTTGCGTGTGCCTACAGAAGACCGCGCCAATGCCTATATTGAACAGACACCGGTCGATGTGCCGATGTCATTATATTACCGCAGGCTGGTCGCAGATGGTGATTTAATCCGTCTGCCTGATGAATTATCACCGGCGGGTAAAAAAGGAGGTGGTAAAAATGACTGAACAAATCCAGTTTGACACCGTACCCGGCAGCATCCGCGTACCCGGGCGTTATATTGAATTCAATACCCGCACAGCGGTACGAGGCCTGCCCACCAATCCGCAAAAAATGCTGCTGATTGCGCCGATGTTACCCACCGGAACGCAGCCACCGTTAACGCCAATATCATTATTTAGTGATGCCGAAGCTGCTGACCTGTTTGGTGCCGGCTCATGGGCACACCGTTGCGTCACACAGGCGTTCACCAATAACAAGTATCTTGATTTAACCGTTATTGGCGTGGCTGATGCAGATGCAGGTGTTGCTGCTACGGCCGGTGTGACCCTAACCGGTACCGCATCCGGTGTGGGTGTGGCCACCGTGGCCATTGGCGGCACTGATTATCAGGTAGCAGTTGCCAGTGGTGAAAACGCCGCTGCAATTGCCGGCCGTCTGGCCAATGTCATCAATGTACCTGATGCACTGGTTACTGCCGTGGCCAATGAGGGACAAATCAAGCTGACGGCCAAGAATAAAGGCACTATTGGTAATGAGATTGCCATCACCGCGCGGATAACAGCCAGTGATGTAGTAGCCACAGTAACAGCCTTTAAAGATGGTGATGTTAATGCTGATATCAGCCCTGCCTTGGACCGAGTAGCCGGCAAGCGTTATCACATTATCTGCAATGTGTATGCTGATAACAAAAATGCCAAAGCCCTTGCTGACCACGTAAATTCCGTATCCAACGCGATAGAAAAGCGTGGCTGTATCGGTGTGATGGGCTGGCGCGGGACGTTGGCCAGCGGCACCACATTTGCCGGACAGTTAAATGATGGCAGGATTACCATTGCATGGTACAAAAATGCCATTGAAAGCAACGCGATTATTGCTGCTGGCTATGCAGCCGTGCTGGCCTTTGAAGAAGACCCAGCCAAGCCATTAAACACGCTGGAAATTAAAGGACTGACCGTCACGTCTGATGCCGACTGGCCACTGTTTGCCGAGTTCAATAATGCCCTTTACAACGGCCTAACACCGTTACAGGTGGTTACCAATAAAGTGCAGATTATGCGTGCTGTGTCCACCTATACTAAAAACGCTACCGGTACCGATGACCCGGCACTGCTGGATATTACCACCATTCGTACACTGGACTATGTTCGCGATGCCATAAACCAGCGCATTGCCTTACGTTTTCCACGTGACAAGCTGTCAGATAAAACACCGCGGCGTGTTCGCTCGGAAATACTGGATGTACTCAACCAGTGCGAAGATGCCGAAATTCTGGAAGCGGTAATGAGCAATAAAGAAAACCTGATTGTGCAGCGAAACGGCAGCGACCCTAACCGACTGGACGCCGTTATCCCTGCCGATGTGGTCAATGGGCTGCATGTATTTGCCGGCCGGGTTGACCTGTACCTGTAACCCTGACAGAACTAAACGGACAGCGTGATTAATTCTTGATTATGCTGTCCACATCAGAGAGAGATAATTATGGCAAGAAATACTGACGCTACATATGTCGGTGCGGTAGTCATGGAAGTAAATGGCCGTGAGGTGGAAATCATCAGCATCAAGCCCAAGACCACCACCGGGCGCAAAGTAGTGAAAACCATGAACCGCCGAGGCAAGGCACGTGGCTATGCAGACGGTGTAACAGAATACAGCCTTAGCCTGACTGCTGCTGTACCTTTCGATGGTACAGAAATCGACTGGGAAAATATTACCAAGGCAAAGATTACCATTTTCCCCATTAATGCGGAGGAGAAGCGCACCAGTTATTTACACTGCTTTTCAACTGAATGCTCAGAGCAGTATGAGGTAGAGAATGAGGCGCGTATTGATATTGAAATGATTGCACTGGATAAGGTGACAGAATAATGCTGACAGAAAACGCCAAACTGATATGCGGGCTGGACTACAACGGCCAAACCTACTATGACTACAGTCTCAGACCCATCACACTGGTGCAGGAAATGGCGCTGATGGATGAACTGGACGCTAGCACCGACAAGCCCACTGGCGAAAGGCAGGCCGAGATTCTGGAAACACTGGCCTATGTGACTAAAATGATTACCATCAAAGGCATTGACCCGGCAGATGTTACCGTGGATTTTCTGCTGAATAATCTGTTTTCTATTGATTATAATGGTATTGTTGAGACGGTTAAGCGTTTAAATGCAAAGTTCAGCGCCGCTGGCCAGTCAGAAGAATTAAACCCGGAAGCGGCGTAAAACGCATCAGTTATCAAGTAGCGCATCAGAACTACCGGCAGGCATGCATCATTTTAGCCAAGGTAATGCTGACACCGGAAGCAGTAGGCAATATGTGTCATGCCGAGCTGTCTGCATGGATTGACAGCGTACTGGAAAGCATGGGGGTGCAGCCGGAAAAAGAAATCATATCATTACGGCGGCGTCCCCAAAAAAACGAGGTAGCCAAAACCGGTACAAAAGATAGCACCAGTAACAGCCAATAACAAAACCATTGACTGGTCACTGCTGATTTAGGTTAAGATAAGCTACAACAGCATCCAGTTACCGATATCCCGCCCTGTGCGGGATATTGTTATTGGTGCTGAACACGAACAGCTTATTTAAACACGCTTTAAACCGGCAGAATAGCACTATTAATCTGCATTTAAAGCGTGTTTTTTCATGTCATCCGATTCCAAAATGAAGCTTACCCTGACCCTTGGAGCCAAGGACAGCGGTGCCAGTACAGCGTTAAAAAAGCTGGAGACAGACGTCAAAACGCTGGCAACCACTACCACACAGGAAACCAAAAAATCAGGTGCTGAGCAGGTGCGGGTAATTCGTACCGTAGAAAGAGAGCAACGGCAGGCAGCTGGCGCACGTGCGCGGCTGGGCATCCGCTCAGAACAGGAAATACGGCGCGAAATTAACCGCACACAGCAGGCATACGCAGCATTAGCTTCCAGTGGCAAGGCTTCGCAGCGTGAAATGCAGCGCGCAGCCACTGTAACGCGAGCACGGATACGTGAACTGAATGCCGAGATGGGCAAATCATCCAAATTTGCCGGTGCTATGAAATGGGGCAAGGCTGGTGGCGCGCTGATTGCCGGTGGTGTTGGCGCAGCGATGATGCTAAAAGACCCAATAGAAAAGCGGCGTAATTTTGATTTAAATTTGGCCTATGCCGCCAATACAGCCTATTCAGACCGCGATTCCAAAGGACGGATTGCCGGCAAGCAGGAATTGTATGATGTGGTAAAAAAAACCGTTACCGAACAGGGTGGCTCAAGAGACCAAGCACTGGATGCGCTCAATTCCATGATTGCATCGGGTACTGTTGAAGTAGATACAGCCAAGCAGCTATTACCGGTAATTCAGCGCGCGTCAGTAGCATCTGGGGCAGACAGTAACGAAGTGGCGCAGATTGCCATCAGTGCCATGCAGCAGTATCACATAAAACCCGAAGAAGTCGGGCTGGCACTTGATAAAGCGATGGCTGCCGGACAGGCCGGACAGTTTGAATTAAACGACATGGCCAAGTGGCTGCCACAGGCGATGGCTGCCACTGCCAATGGCGGTATGAATGGCATGAAAGATTTTGATGTGTTGCTGCGCTCATTGCAGCAGACACGTATCACTGCCGGCTCAGCTGACGAGGGAGGCAATAACTTTGTCAATCTGGCCGCTAAAATTACTTCCGCAGACGCAGTGACAAAATTCCAAAAAGCGGAATACATCGACAAAAAGGGCAAAAAGCATAGCGGTATTGACCTGACCCAGTCCCTGCTTAAACGCAAGCAAAAAGGTGAAAATACGCTGGATGCGTTCATGAACATTGTTGATGAATACATGTCCAGCAACAAGCAGTATCAGGACTTGCAGAAAAAAATCGCCGTGTCCAAGAATGACACAGACAAAAAGCAGTTACTGGAACAGCAGGCCACGATTTTAAGCGGTACAGCGGTGGGTGAACTTGTATCAGACCGGCAGGCACTGATGGCGTTGCTGGCCATCAAAAATAACAAGGATTTTGGTAATGATGTAATGAAAGAATTACAGAATGCCAAAGGTACCGTAGATACTGCGCATGCGGTTATTCAGGATACCACCTTTGCCAAAAAACAGAACTTTGACAACACCAAAGACTTTGGTGCCATGGAATCACTCAAAGGCATGGATGAAGCCCTCGGTGATGTTAATCAGAAACTGGCAGACTATGGCAACAAATATCCCGAACTGGGCAAAATGATAGGCGGGACATCAGTGGCCTTTGGTGCCCTGACTACAGCAGCCATGGCCGCTGCCGGCTCATTGGGATTAATGTCACTAGGAGGCATGGGCAAGGGTAAATTGGGCAAAGTGGGCAAGCTGGCTAAAGGCGGTGGCTTTCTGGCCAAAACCGGCAATGCAGCCAAAGCAGCCGGCAGTAAAGTATGGTCGGCCGGCACTAAAGTGGCATCAGGTGGAGCCAAAGGCACGGCCTCAGCGGCGGGAAAAGTGGCCAAAGGCGCAGGTAAAGTGATTATCAAGGGTGGCGGCAAACTGGGGGGCCCTGCCGGTGCTGTCATTACTGTAGGCATTGGCGGCTATAACGCCTATCAGATTGCTCACGATAACACGCTTAATGCAGAACAAAAGAAGAACGAGCAAATCAAAAACGCAAGTGAAACTAGTGGCGCACTGGCCGGAATGGCTGCCGGAGCCACGGCCGGCGCTGTTATTGGCTCATTTGTCCCCGTGGTAGGTACAGCCATCGGCGGCTTTATTGGCAGCATTATCGGCGGTATTGGCGGGGCATTTATGGGTAAAAAAGCCGGTGAAGAACTGACCAGTATTCGCCCGCATGAAACACGCTATACACCGGAGAGCATGCATGCCGCACAAATGGCCGGCATCATGCCACAGCCGGGGCAAATGAATTCACGTTTTGATGTTGGCAACATACAGCCCACAGCACTGGCCGCAGATAAAGTGCAGCCGGCGATAATACAGCAAACGGCCGATTTTCAGGCTGCAATGCAGACCAACAGCAGCGAGCTGGGTGCGCGCCTTGAGCGCATTAACAGTACGTTGGCTTCACAGCAACAGATTATACGCAACGAAATCAGTCTGTCGGTGGATGGCAGAATTATTGCTGAACAGGTATCAGAACGTCAGCTACAGATGTTTGGCAGAGGGTAAAGCATGGTGGCATGGACAAACAATTTACAGCCGGCCAGTTATAAAAATATTGGCTTTGATGTATTGTCAATCAATGACAGCAACAGCAAAGTACTGGCGGAACATGGCCGGCCATTTGCTGCCGGTACGGATTTGGAAGACATGGGCACACAGGGACGGCAGTGTCAGATATCAGCCGTCTATTTTGGTGCCAACTTTGATACCCGCCTGTTGAAGTTGCTCAAGGCACTGGAAGAACCGGGCGCAGGTGTATTGATACATCCGATATTTGGCGTGATGCAGGACATGATTGCAACCAGCTGGTCATTTCGTACCGAAGCTGACAATGTGAATTATGTTGCCATTGATGTGACCTTTCGCGAGACTAAAGAATCACAGCCGATTTTTCTGTTTGAAAATACTTTTTTAAGCAAGATTGAGGAAATAATCAGTACGCTGGATGGTTATACCCAGCAGCTGCTGGAATATGTTGATGCCATCATGAGCGTCAAGAATGCTGTCTCAGCTATTTGGGGCAGTGCCAATGGCTTGTATGCAGCCTTTTGTGGTGTGGTTGGCAGTGTGTGCAGATTCTTTGACCTTGACCCGCTGCCCTATTTTACCGGTGGTATCTTTTCTGCTGCCTCATTTGGGCAGGACGCAGCAAGGCTGACCCGGTCACTGGCCGATATGGTCAGCGATGGACTAAACAATGATGCAGGCCACGGGACAGACAGCTTAACAACTCAGCAAATGTACGACGTACTAACTAATCGCGTCGATGAACTAAACAGAATACCGGAGCAAATCCTCACCACAGAGGATACCGGCGACAATAGCGATGAGGCCGGTAATCATGTGCGCAGAGTTACATCACAGCAAATGCGACCAGTAGCACAGGCATTGCAGTTAATCAGCATTAATATATTGCTGCAAATCACCATCGAACTGATAGAACAGGATAGTGACGAGGTAACGGCCAGCGAGTTAATGCACATCAATAATGATATGCGCAAACGCATACAGACAGCCATAGATGAACTGCGCACCACCTACTGCACCGCAACGGCTGCAAAAAGCCCAGAGGCCGCAAACATTTACACACAAGTTACCCTGACCAGTGCACGGCTCAAGGATGGCGCAGCGCAGCTTAACGCCCTGATTATGGCTGTCATCAATCAAAAGCCGCCGTTGCGCGTTAAGCCCGCCGGTATGGACGGGAGCATCCACCAGATTGCCCATGCCTTTTACGGCGATATGCAGCGCGCAGCTGAGCTGATGCGTCTCAATCCACACCTCAAGCACCCGGCATTTATTCAGCGTAACGACTGGATTAATTACTATGTCAAATAATGATAATCGACTACCTTACCCATACGGCAACAAGGTTACAGTCAGAGTTGGCGGCAAAGAGCATCAGGACTGGTTAAGCTATGATATTGACAGTGATTTTCTGATACCGGCAGATGCATTCAACTTTGAAACCAATCTTGCCAAAAATCAGCCCAAACTGGCTGACTACAGTTCATTGCAATGCGAAGTGCTGATTAATGACCAGTTAGTGATGACAGGCATCATCGGCCGGCAGCGTGAATCAGTGTACAAAGGAGACCGCAGCATCAATTTTGCCGGCCGTGATTTGGCTGGCCTGCTGGTTGATTGCAGCGTAGCGCAGATTAACTATCAGGGTATGACCATACTGGCTGCGGCCAAAAAAATTGCTGCACCATGGCCAGCCATTAAAAACGTCGTATTAAAGGCCGAAAAGAACCCAGTTTTAACCAAGATTGATATCGAACCGGGTACAACTGCATGGCAGACACTAATTAAACTGGCCAACAGCGTCGGCTTGCATGCTTGGATGGAGCCGGATGGCACCCTGATTGTAGGCGGTGCTGACTATACCAGCCCGCCGGTTGCCACCCTGTGCCATAGCCGTACCGATAACAGACGTAACCTGCAAAGTATTGAAATTGAATATAACACCGAAAATCGCTATTCCGAAGTTACTTTTTTAGGGCAAAGTCATACCAAGCATGGGGATAAATCTAAGCATGATTTAAAGTGGGTATACAAAGACCCTACCATGACCCTACACAAGCCCAGAACAGAAGTTATACACGATGCTGAAAATCTGGAGCAGCTACAGAAACATGCCAAAAAGAAGCTTGCAGACTGGCGACTGGAGGGCTTTACCCTGACCATAACCGTACCTGACCACAAGACGCAGGACGGCACACTATGGACACCGGGGCAACGTGTCCATGTTATAGACGAAGAACAAGGCATTGATGCCATATTTTTCCTCATGGGACGCCGGTTTATGCTTAACCGTTACAGCGGTAGCTGTACAGAGTTGAGGTTGAAAGAAGACGGTGTCTGGATACCAGATGCCTATAACGAAAAATCGAAACGTGCCCGTGGGCGCAAAGGCAAGCGCAAAGGTGTCACAGACCGCGACAAAAAACGGCGCGGACGCAAGCGTAAATCTAAACCGACCGATTTGGCCGTTTTATAACACAAGGATAATTATGAGCAGTATTGCAAAACTGGCCAAACGCACAAGGTCAATCATCAGTGATAGTCAAACCAGTGTCAGACAAGCATTTAGAGGTGTGCTAAACCGGGTTAATGCCAGCGAACCAATGCAAACGGCACAGGTAGCCGGCCTTGCTGACGAAACCTTGCAGGATGTCGAACACGTCCAGCAATTTGGCTTTACCAGCAACCCGCCACCGGGAACCGAAGCCATTATCATCCCGCTGGGCGGTACCACCACGCATGGTATTGTTATCGCCACAGAAAACGGTGATTACCGGATTAAATCACTGGCACCGGGTGAAGTGGCCATCTATAACCAGAGTGGCGCATCCATCACCCTTAAAAATGGAAAAGTCATCAATATCGATTGCAATGAATTGAACATCAATGCCAGTGCCGGTGTCAATATTACCGCTCCTGACGTCAACTGTTCGCAGCAGCTGACTGCCAATGGCCAGATTAACGGTAATGGTGGCATGGCGGTCAGAGGTGGCAGCGGTGCTACTTTTTCCGGCAATATCGCACAGACAGACGGCAGCTATTCCACTACTGGCGATGTAACTGCCGGCAGTATCAGCCTAACCAATCATGACCATACCATGGGCGTGGGTAAACCAGTTTAACTGCTGAACGCAGACAGCTATAGCCATACAGGTCAAGTTACTAAAATACCAGTCATGGATAGAGAAATCGACACGCGCACAGGCAGCTATACAGGCCAAAGCATAAACAACCTGCAAAACGCTGTGTACCTGCGCTTAATGACGCCGCGCGGCAGCTACTGGGCTGACGTCAATCTGGGCTCACTACTGTACACCCTTGAACGAGAAAAAGACGTACAGCGCGTCAGCTTGCTGGCCAAACAGTATGCGGAGCAGGCATTGCAGCCGCTGATTAATGATGGCCGCGCGGCAGATATCCAAGTGACCACCGTACAACCGCATAACGGCAGACTTCATCTGCATATTGAAGTAACCCAGCAGGCAGGCGAAAAGTTTACTTTTAACTGCCCAATAAAAGTAATTTAAACGGAATTTAAACATGCAGGACATACCCACCTTTGACGAGATACGCGCCGCAATTTTACGCGATACCGTGTCATTGAATCCTGATGCAGATGTAACCGCAGACAGCGACAACTATATCCGTGCCAGCAGTCTGGCCAGCTGTGCTACTGGTCAGTATGCGCATCAGGCGTGGATATTAAAACAGTTTTTTCCAGATACCGCTGATACCGAGTATTTGGAACGGCACTGTAACCTGCGCGGTATCCGCCGAAAAAATGCCACACTGGCCGCCGGCACAGCCAGTGTAACTGGTAACACCGGTGCCACCATACCTGCGGATGTGCAAATCAGGTGTGGCAACCTCTTTTATCGGGTGCGCACTGCTGTCGTGATTGGTATAAAAGGTACTGCCACAATTGAGATTATTGCAACCGAACCGGGTACCGCTGCCAATCAGCACGAGGCTGTAGCCGGCCAATTTATGTCAGCACCGCCCGGTGTTGCCACAGATGTACGGATTGAGCAAGCTGTTGGTGGCACCGATACCGAAACAGACAGCGCATTACTGGCACGCCTATTGGAACTGTTGCGCCGCCCGCCGGCTGGTGGCAATAAATACGATTACAAAGCATGGGCATTGAGCGTAGATGGCGTAAGCAGTGCCTATGTTTACCCTTTGCATCGCGGATTGGGTACAGTAGATATTGTCATCACCAGCGGCAATAATGTACCCAGCGATGAGATAGTCAGCAAAGTACAGGATTATATTGATTCAGTGCGACCGGTTACAGCTAAAAACAGCTTTGTAATCAAACCGGAGGTGACCAAGGTTGATGTTAAAGTTAAAGTGCGCTTATTCGGGGCAACCCTTGACAGAGCAACCGCAGATATCAGACAAGCCTTGCAGGAGCATTTTAGCGCAATAAAACCCGGTGATAGCGTGATTGCATCACAGTTGGAAGCAGTTATTAGTGACGTACCCAGCGTTACTGACCGAAAAATGACCCAGCCAACAACCAATCTGACAGCAGAGACAAGTAAAAAAATTGAATGGTTTATGCTGGGTAAGGTTGATGTGAGCATGTTATGAATTACACCAACACCTTACTAGGACTATTGCCGCCAGTCGCATACAACCGTACCGCGCTAGCGGTAAGAAATGCTGCCAGAATTGATGGCAACTGTCTGGATGAAGTACAAAATGCTGCCCGTCGCAAATTGGGCGTGATAGACCCGCGCACATCTGGGAACTATATCGTGCGCTGGGAAGAAGTGCTTAATCTGGACAGCACCGGCAAAAATGGCCAACAGAGAATACAGGCGGTTATTGCAAAAATTAACGAAACCGGCGGACTAAGTATCCCCTATTTCAAAAAGATGGCAGCCTCAATTGGTTATGACATCAATATAACCGAACCGCAGCCATTTCGTGCAGGTATTAGCCGTGCCGGCGACAGGCTGGCGCGTGAAGACATTATGTGGGTGTGGTGGGTAAATATTAAAAATGCAGACAATCGCACCACAAATTTTCGTGCAGGCATATCGGCAGCAGGCGACAGATTAGCAGCATATGGCGATGTAATTATCGAAAATATATTAAAAGAACTAAAACCAGCATTTACCGATATACGTTTTACATATAAGGACAAATAAATTATGTATCCAATTGATACGCAAGATGGACTGTTTCATGATGGTGACGGAATAAGCGAACTGGGCACTATATTGCCAGCCAGCTGGCTGAATCAAATCCAGCAAGAATTGATTGCAGTATTAAGTGAAGCTGGCATTATTCCCGAAAAAGCTAATACAAAACAGGTTGTAAACGCAATTAAACTGATAATTAGTAATAGCACGGCAAAATTTGCTACACAAGCCACACGGTTGCAAACGGCGCGAAATATCAATGGTGTGCCTTTTGATGGCACTCAGGATATTAATGCAACACCTGCTGGTGCTGTTCAGTTCTTTGCTATATCGACTGCGCCTACAGGCTGGTTAAAAGCCAATGGTGCTGAAATATCACGGATAACTTATGCCAACCTGTTTGCTGCCATTGGTACTACCTTTGGTGCAGGAGACGGTAAAACTACATTTAAT